ATTCTAAGTAAGGTTCTAACGCTGCAGGGGGATTCAAATCTACCTGGAAAACAGTATAGGCATCTTCATGTAAGCGTTGCTGCATAAATGCAAATAGAAGCATACGAAAGAGTTTATAGTTATCTTCGGGTATTCTATCTTTTAAAATATTATCAGCATTTTCCAATGAGCCCAAGTCTATGATATTTTGAGAGTATTTTTCTTTATATGCCTGACGTAATATACGGCATTTAAAAAATGAAAGGGCTCTTATAAGATGCCCCCTTAAAACATTTTCATTATGTACTGAGTAATATTTATTAAAGGCAAATATAAATTTAATATCAAACCAAGAAAGGAGTTCATCATAGGTTACTCCGAACCTTCGGTAATCTATGCCTGAGGCTAATTTTCTTTTTAATGGGGTTAATTCTGCATATAACTGATTAAAGAGTTTTTCATCATAGCCTTCTTGCATAGGCTTTAAACGGTGTTCTTCCATGTTACTATATTTAATTTGAATGAATTTTGAATGTAGTTACAAATATAATAATTAAATTTTATATTCAAAATACCCAACTAAAATATTTTACTGAGTAGCATAGTTACTATTATCTAATTAAATGAAATTCAATGAGTAAGAAGCCCACGGTTAAATTCGAGTTTGATAGCAATTTTCAGGAAGACATCTTAAAATACATAGTTACCGACGATTACGGGTTTAAAGCTCTTAACCTGATAAAACCTGAGTATTTTGATTTGATTGAACACACGGCTATTGCAACTGTACTTAGAAGTTATTACAAGAAAAATAAAAAGGTTATAAAAAATCCCAATGTTCTGACAGAAAGAATAAAGGTATTATTTAAAGATGCACGATATAAAAAATTAGCTTTACCCGAAGATATTAAAAGTACTATGGGTTTAGTAGATAATTTATATAAGCATAAAGTTAAGGATGGTAATGACATCCTTAATTCATGTATGGACTTTGCCCGATATGTAGAGGTAAAGACTTTACTTGAGGAAGTAGACATCTTAGACTTCTCTGCCTATGAAACTTTTGCTTCTAAAATAAAGAAAGCAATCACAGTAGGAAATGAGTTTAAGGAAAGCAAGGGTATATTTATATTTGAAGATGCAGCTAAAAGGCTGTGGGATAGAAAATTCAAGGAAAATAGTTTTGAGTTCCCTATTAAGCAATTAAATAAATTAACCAATGGAAATGGCTATGGTAAGGGCTCCATTATTGTTGTAATGGATAGAGAGAAAGCTTTAAAGACAACCACCTTAGTAAATGTAGCCCGTAAATATGCTCGAATGAAAAAACGGGTAATTGTATTTGACTTAGACAATGGTGAGCAACAGTATGGAGAGAGGTTTGACCAATCTTTATTGAATATAACTAAAAAGGAATTACTGTCAAATGAACATGATGATAGGTTAATGAAATTGTATAGACAGTTTAAAAGGCTGAAGATTGAGATAGTAATAAAGAAATTACCCGCATATACAACGAATGCTGACACATTAAGATATTGGCTTGATTATTATTATAATGAGCATGGTATAAGGTTTGAATATATGATTATTGATTACATCGGGAAAATGGGTTCATTGAGTGGGGCAAAAGATGATAATCAAAGGATTTCGGATGCTTATGTAGAGGTAGATAATGTAGCTAATGAATATAATATCATACATACCTGGACGGGGCATCACGTAATACGGGGTGCATACGAACGAAGGAAAACTAAATATAAAGAAGGTGACACAGCTAAGTGTATTGATATTAATAGGCATGTTCACATGATGTTGGGGATTCAACAAAATGATGTAGAAGCTGAAAAAGGGGTTATACGATTAGAAATAATTGTACAAAGGGATGGGCCACCCGCAGGAAGAGTCTGGTTATCGGCTAATCCGGAATGCCAAAGAATTGATGAGTTGCATAAGCAAGAGATTGAAGAACTGGAGGCTTTACACTCCCACTCAGACGATGAAGAGCCCAAAGAAACTAAGAAACCTAAGAAAACCACAGGGGATATATAATGTTTAATAATAAGATAAAAGGCAAGCTGGATAACTATTTCAGAACAGAGCATCTATTAAAGGACTCTACGAATGGTTACATAAGAGGAAATTGTCCTATGTGTGGGGGAAAGTTTTCCTTTGGTGTAAATATAGAAGATGGTAAAACCAATTGCTTTAAGTGTGATTACAACCAATCTCCTATACGATTGATAATGGAATTAAAGGAGTTTACAAGGTATGACCAATTAACCGCTTACCTTAATGATTCTAATAGCTGGGATTTTATACCTATAATTAAAAAGGATAAAAAGGTTAAAGTAAAGCCCGTAGAGTTGCCCCCTTTTTATAGGAGCATAAACTCTGGGACAAGCAGATTAGCTAAATCTGCAAGGGCTTATATGAAAGGTAGGGGCTTTGATTTGATTGATTTAATGTATAGGGGTGTAGGTTATTGCTATGACGGAGAATACTTGGGCTATATAGTTATACCATATTATAGAGATGGCCAATTAATATATTGGAAAACACGCTCATATATAGGAGGCAAAAGCTTTAAGAACCCCGATGAAACAATGTTTGGGATTGGTAAAACTCAATTAATATATAACGTTGATGCATTAGGTATTTATAGCAAGGTAAATATTGTAGAGAGTGAAACTAATGCTTTAACCTTAGGGGATAATACAATCGGATTGGCAGGGAGTAATATAAGTCCTTGGCAAATGTCTTGTTTAATAAAATCCCCGGTGCAGCAATTCAATATTATATTGGATAAGGATGCCCAGGGTAAAGCATTGGACTTAGCAATGAAGTTAACCCAATACAAGAAGGTAAAAAATGTTTCATGGGAAATAACTGAAAAAAATGAAGATGTGAATGATATGGGTAAGGCAGTTACTAAATGGTTTATCAATCATACTCCTTTGAGTACCTACTCCGATTTATTCCGAGAGAAATTAAATTTGAAAAAATGACAAGAGAGCCAAGCATACACATTACCCGTAGTAAATTAATTAGTATACTAAAGAATACTAATCTAAATACTACAAAAGAGAAACTAGCAGATGCCATAATGGTTGCCAGTCGTAAACATACTTGCTCTAATAGAAGCATAATTACGAATACAAATAAGATAATAAAGGACACAGAGAAATTAAAGCTTACCGGAAATTTAGAGGTATTTGAATTTCAGACCATTCTTAATAAAGTAAGAAAATCGTTTAGGCATGTAGGAATAACAACAATTAAATTAGGTGGTAAAGATTGGTTAATATTAAAGGAAGCTGCATCCAATGCCATAGAGTTTTGTAATAGCTTTGAATTGGGTAAAAAAGAGGGTTTCGTTATATATTGTAAACTCGGTATAGTTGATATGCAGAGGTTTAATATAAACAAATTTAATGGGTTACATGCTAAAATTTGTGAGAAATACCAGGCTGAGTTGATTATAGAAGAAGACCCTTATTCTGATACTACCTCAAAAGGGCATAACTATTATTGTAAACTGATTGCAGAGAAAATAGGTTTAGCTGCAAATTATTTGGATGACCCTATTAATTATAGTTTTTTTGTAAAGGCTACTCAGGAATGTTTATCTGTCGGGGGCAAGATAGATGATTATATGAAAGGCCAATTTGAGGATTTTGCTTGGAGAAATGATTATCCATATCCTTCTCAATTAGCTGGACCAAAAGCAAGAGATAGATTTATTAAATACGCCTATAAAATGAATATTCAACTTAAAAAGGTAAAGGTATGAAATTATTAGTAAATAACAATAAGACCAAGGTAGATGGGCCTGCTAAATTAGAATTAGCTTTATATAATGCCTTTGCTATAAGACATCCTAATGCTTTTCATTTAAGAGCATACATGCCAAAGGGTTGGGATGGAAAGGTAAGGTATTTAACAGACTCGGGGTATATCTCCACAGGATTGCTACCGGATTTGATTGGTAAGATAGATTCAATTTCAAAGGGTAAAGAGAAAATAAAGATTGAATATGCAGCCCAACGGTTGGAGGAAGCAAGGTATAGAATACCCAAAGAGATTAATGGTTGGATTGCTCGGGGATATCAGTTAGAGGCTATAAAGAGCATAGTAGACCGGGAAGTATTGGGGCAGCCATATCCAAGGGGTATAATAAAAGCAGCAACTAATGCAGGTAAGAACTTAATCATAGCTTACCTTTATAAAACCTTTAATGTACCAATGATTCTGATTTTTAATCGTAAGGAATTATTTGATACTGCAATGGAAGAAATCCCTAAAATTTTAGGGGAAGATACTGTGGGCTTTATAAATGCAAAGGAAGAGAAATGGAAACCCTTTATGATATGTATGGCTCAGACCTTGAATAAAAGAATGGCTGCATATAAGAAAAAGCTTGGAGAATTTGAGGCCTGTATAGTTGACGAATGTGACTTAGCAGATAATAAGACCTATAAAAATATTATAACAAACTTATTCAATACCTATATAAGAGTAGGGCTTTCTGGCTCTTATAGTGCATCCCCATTAGCAAAATATAAGGTAAGAGATACCAATATAAAAGCCTTCTTCAGTGGTATTGTTTATGAGATAAAAAATACAGAATTACAAGGCTTAGGATATTCATCCGATGTTGTAATTAAATTCCATAAAGGTAATGTAGATGTAATTGAAAATAATTACAGGCTTGAATATGAATATGGTATAGTAAGGAATAAGGCAAGGAATAAGATAATATTAGGCCGAGTTAAATACTATGCGAAGATTAAGAAGTTACCTGTATTAGTGGTAGCTAAGGAACACAGACACTTAAGGAAACTTCATAGATTAATATCAAAAGCCTTTCCAGATAAGAGAGTAGAGGTGGTACACCATCAAACAAAAAATAGGAAAGAGTTAGTAAAGGCATTTGCAGATGGGTTTATTGATATATTAGTGGGCTCTATGATTGTTTCAAGGGGTAAAAATTTCCCATTAATGGGTGCAATGATAAATGCAGGTGGTGGAGATAGCTCTGCTAATGCTCTTCAATTATTTGGTAGGATTACCCGAAAGGATAAAAACCAGGATTGGAAGTTCTATGATGATTTTATGGACGAAGGTAACTATCTACGAAGGCATTCAAGACACAGGTTAAATACCTTTAAGCGGGATAACCTCGAAGTAATTGAGTTGTATAAATAATAAAACTATTATATATTGTATGGCAAAGAAAATTAAAAGAAAAAAGAGAGAGGTTGCTATAAAACAAGTAGACCTATATGATGCTATTGATACTGATAAATTCGGTACTGAAGATGACCCCTGTTTTGGTAAGCATTTTGACCCAAAGGAAAAAGAGTGCCAGGTTTGTGGGGATTGTGAAATATGCTCTATTATAATGGGCCAAAAATTACATCTTCAAAGGGCGGCTATTGAAGGTGAACAACAATTTAAAGACCTCGCAGAGAAAGACCTATTAAATTCACCTATAAATATTATCTATGAGCGATTAAGAAGAGCTGAAGGTAAATGGGTGAGTATAGAGGCCTTAAAAAGGGAATTGAGGCGCAAGGGCATAAATAGCAAGAAAAGATTAAAGTTAGAAACCGAAGGCTTCTTTGAACGTCTATTTAAAGACGAGAAGCTAAAAGGTAACAACGATAAAACTAAATTAAAATTAGTATGAGTATCTTAGACGTAAAGGGTATAGATGTAGCCCCCATGCTTAATGGCAAAAGCTTAGAACATATCTTCCGGTTACAGGAAGATTTAATGTTAGGTTACCTCGAAGTAGAGGCTGACTTTCCTAAATGGCCCTTAGACTTAAGGCAAAAGAAAAGCCATCATTTTATAAGGGATTTAATGGGTAGAATAACTGAAGAACTTATAGAGGCTTCTGGTAAATATGAAGAGCTTAGTGAAATTATATTAGCTAATAAAAAATTAAGGCCTGGTGAATTATCCGAAGTATTAGCTGCATGTAATGAGGAAATGGCAGACTCATTTCACTTCTTTATTGAGTTATTAATTTTCATAACTATTGATGATAGTTCGATAAAAGCCTATTATAAAAAATGTTTTGAAGAAAACCTAATACCTGAAAGTATATATAATGAGGATAATATATTGGGTACAGCTTTAGGCTATGCCTTATATTGCAATAATAAAATGGGTTTAAATTTAAGGGGTATAAATGTAAAAAGTATATCCCCAGATACCCATCATTTTGAGGACAGTAATTGTACCAAAGGCTTTAGGAATTTTCATCCGGGGTATCTTAATAACCTTGTTCAGATAAATTGGCTTCTAATCAAGAAATTATATATTGCACAAAATAAGAACCTTAAAAATAAACCTTGGAAAAAACAAGAAAGTGAAGTTAATATTGGGCTATTTCAATTAGACCTAATGGAGGCATTTTTGTCATTTATGCAATTATTGGTTTATTTAGGCTTAGATGAAATGGCAGTGTATGAGATTTACGCTAAAAAGAATATCATAAATTTAGAACGACAAAAAAATAATTATTAATATGTACCCAGGACAGACTTACTTAGAATTTGATGATTTGTTTAAAGCCTGGAAAGGTATTAATATTTTCCTTGCAACAAAGGAAAAGGAAATAAGGCAGACGGGTAGGGGCGGAGTATATGGCCCAGCCATAATGTCTTATAATAACTACATAAGAATTAAATCTGCAAAGAGCAATAATGAAGATTGGGATATTGCAGTTAATCTTGGCTATACCATCAAAAAATGGACAGCATTAGTAAGGAACTATGTAGATATGAATTATCTTGACTTAGTTAAAGCTGAAGTAGACTCGAGAGCTGCCAAATCAGCCCGTAGCTATAATTATTCAATGCACTTCAGAAATAAACATGGGTCAGGTAAAGATTGCTTGGTATGTTTGAATTTCTGTAAACGATTAGGGGTAGAATACCCTATGGTAATATTCACAGTAAGGACATCAGAGGTAACAAAGCGATTGATATTCGATTTTATATTGGTACAAAGAATTGTAGAGTATGTATATGGGCCTGATGCTCATGTAGAAATTCATTTCTCTGCACCCACCATGTTTTTGAATTTTGAAAGCTTTTGTTTATTTAATAATGTTAAACCCATTGAGAAGATTTTAAGAAAGGTACCAAAAGAAGATAGGGGTACAGCCCATGTAGAAATAACCAAGGCTATGAACTATCTTATGAATACTCCACCCCAAAGTATTACCTGGAAATCCAATCGTAGGTCTGCTGAACATATACAGAGGGATGAAAAAGGTAGATTACTACATAAACGCTCAGGAGTACCTTTAAGTAGACTGGTTCTACCCATAGCAAATTTATTACCCAAAGAGGTAATAACAAAAAGAGAGAAGACTATTTATAATAAGAAATTGAATAAGAAATAATGATAACCACTATATATCCAAATTTCACTACAGCCATTAGGGAAGTACAAAGAAAACTCCTAAACATAGGTAGAGTAGTTGAATTAGAAAAATGGCAATCTATCAATGTGAAAGATACTCCAAGAGGTAAAATGTTTGAAGCATTACATATATATTTCCAAGTTCATATCCCCGAAGAAAGTAGGTGGGTAGAAGATATTAAACCTAACGTTGAATGGGCTTATGAACATTATAAAGAAAGGGTTTCGGGTTTACCATTAAATCCCCCACCTTCTCATAAAATTTGGCCTTATGCACAAAAGGACAATGCGGAATTTGGGGGTGATACTCAATTCAGTCACACATACCCCGAAAGAATATGGCCTAAATATGCGGGTAATAGTAAAATACCTAGAAAGGGCATAAGATATGAATATGGGGATTTGAATGATGTTATAAACCTATTGAAGAAAGACCCCTTAACAAGGCAGGCATTTCTTCCTATATGGATGGCTGAAGATACAGGGGCTGCACATGGAGAAAGAGTACCCTGTACAATAGGCTACCATTTTATAAGAAGGCATGGATTTTTACATGTGACATATTGGATTAGAAGCTGTGATTTTTTAAGACACTTTAGGGATGATGTATATTTAGCTTTAATGCTTGCTCAGTTTATATTAGATGCCCTTAGAGATTCTGATAAGAATTGGCAAGATGTTAAATTGGGTATATATACTATGCATATAGTAAACCTGCATATTTTTGAACCAGAGATACACCTATTAAAAAAATAACATGGATAACAAAAGAATTTCAAGAGTCGAGTATTTTATAAACTCGGCTCTTTTAGTATCATTGCGAAGCGGTTGCCGCAGAATGGCAGTCGGGGTAGTTGTAGTTAAAGAAAATAGAATAATTGTTACTGGGTATAACGGCCCACCCATGGGTTTTAAATGTGAAGCTTCCCAATGTAATATTAATGAAGCCTGTACTCATGCAATTCATGCTGAGGCCAATGCCATTTATTTTGCTTCTAAAAAAGGCATAAGTTTAGAAGGCTCAGTTATATATTGCACCGATAGCCCCTGTAAAAAATGTGCAGAAGCAATATTACAATCAGGTATATTGAGAGTTTATTATTTGAGAGAATACCGTAATACGGAGGGTATAGAACTACTAAGGGGTAAGAATATAGATTGTATAGATTTAGGAAAAGATGAAAGCATAAAAATACTAATACCAAATGAGACACAAGTTTAAATACGCAACAAATTTACAACAGGTACAAGAATTGGTAGATAATGTTAAAAAGACAGGCTACTGTTCTTTTGACTTAGAAACCAATGGTAAGCCTTATTATGAGGATGATAGCTTTATAACCATATTTGGTATATCATTTCAACCAGGCTCATCAGTGGTTATTCCAATACAACATAATGAGAGTAAAATACGAAATAAACCCAAAAGAATAAAAGCTATCTTTGAATTATTGCGTAGGGAGTTATTTGAGAATCCTGATATTGTTAAAATAGCCTTCAATATTCAATTTGAGTACCAATGGCTTAAAAAATATGGTATAAATATATATGGTAGAATATTTGATGCCATGTTAGCAAAATACCTTTTAAATGAGGAAAGACCCAATGATTTAGGTTATATATCGGGTTTATTATTTCCTGCCTTTGCAGGCTTTAAAGATGAAACAGAAAAATTAGCTAAGAAACATGGCTGGGCTGGAATACCATTAGATACACTGAGTGAAAGAAACGCATTAGATACAGACCTTACATTAAGGTTAATGTTTTACTTTGAACCTAAATTAATTAAATTAGGTTTATACCAATTATTCAGAAACCTATTAATGATGGGTGCCCGTAATTTAGCAGAGTCATCCTACTATGGAGTAAATATAAACCATGGCTATGTTTGTGAGTTGGATAAGAAATATACCACGGATTTAAAGAACCTTGAGGAAAAGATGTTAAACTTACCCCGATTTAAAAGATATTTTCAAAAGAGAATTAAAAGGATTAAAAGGGGCTTAATTGAGAGCTTACAAGCTGAAATAGAAGACCTTTATAAAGAAGAAAGAAAGACTGGGAAGAATGTTGCTAGAATGGTCGCTGGGCGGGAGAAAAAAATACAGAATTATATACAAGGCATATTCACTACTAAAAAGGAATCAAAGCTCATTGAGAAATTCAATATAAAGAGTGATAAGATGCTAAGGGATTTTTTCTTTCATTCCAAATCTGGGTTGAGATTGCCTATAGTGGCTTATACTAAGAATAAAAAAACTAAGCAAGAAACTAATAGCCCCTCTGTTGCAGAAGACACCCTACTGTTATTGAAAAGCTCTGATAAGAGTGGGTTTATTGATGAGCTATTAAAATTCAATAAGCTGGAGCATTTACATTCTACCTTTGTTAAGGGTACTTTGGAAAGAATATCTACTAAATCAAAAATGCATACATCCTATTTAATACATGGTACTGTAACCGGTAGATTGAGTTCTAAAAACCCTAATTTACAACAAGTACCCCGAGTAACAACAAATCCAGATATAAAAAAGATGTTCATACCTTCCAAGGGCAAATTAATATTAGAGGTCGATTATTCACAGGCAGAATTAAGATTGGTAGCTGAACTTGCCAAAGAAGATGTAATGATTGATATCTTTAAAAGGGGCTATAATATTCACGTTGCTACAGCCTGTAAGACAAATGGGTGCTTAGATAGGTATGAGGAGATTAAGAAAATCCTTAAAGATGAAAATCACCCAGATTGGCTTTTTTGGGAAAAGGAAAAGAAACGTGCAAAACTTATTAACTTTGGTATTTTATATGGACAGACAGCTAAGAAGCTTTCAGTTGAGTTATCGAATGCATTGGGAAGAAAGGTAAGCTTTGCTGAAGCTGATAAATTTATCGAGGGTTGGTATAAACAATTCCCTAAGATTAAGAGATGGATTAGTAAACAACATCGTACTGCCAGGGAAGAGGGTTATGTAACTAATCTATTTGGTAGACGAAGAAGATTACCTAATGCTCAAATGAGTGAAGCAGAGGCTAAACAGTCGGGTTTATTTGGATTTTGGTTAGAGGCATTAAGACAATCGGTAAATGCTCCAATACAAGGCGCTTCATCTGATTTAACCCAATTTGCATCAGTATTAATAAGAGAGAAAATTCTTAGGGGTGAATTACCTAAGAACATGAGGCAAATATATACTGTACATGATAGTATTGGTTATGAAATTAACCCAACTGATATTCATTGGGTGGTTCCTATTATCATTGAGATATGTGCTAATCCAGAAACTAAGAAATGGTTCAATTTTGAACTAAAGCATGTGAACATGAAGGTATCTCCAGAAATAGGGATTAACTGGGGTTCACTTGAAGAATATGAGTCGGGTAAGGATTACTCTTTACTTTTAAAAGCAGTATAATTGGTTACTATTAAATATAAAAAATCAAATGGATATAAACCAATACCAAAAGGAATATGCGTTAGCAATTAAGAGCACATTTAAACACCCTATTGAGGGTGATTTAAAATTTGGCAGAGTATTAGACTCTACTTGGGGTAGAAGCTTAATAATAATGGACTCTACAAATGCCATTGCTGCTGAAGCTGGGGAATTAGCTAATATAGGTAAAAAAATATACAGGTTTAAAACTTTTGGGTATAAACCAGAAAAATATGGCCAGGTGAATGAAGAAGACCTAAAAGAGGAATTTTCAGATGTATTAAGTAATTGTTTTGATATGGCCTGCAGAATGGGTTGGAGTGTAGAGGAAATATTATTACAGAAACTAAAAGAAAAACAGAGCAATGGGCAAAAGTAGAATTTTAAAGAAAATAAAGGAAATATCTAAGCTTCTTATAGAAATAAGAACCCAGTTTGAGGGATTATCAGAAGAAGACCAAAGGGGGGTAGATAAGGGGTTTAAAAATATCTACAAGAACACCCTAATACTAAGGTACAAGAATGGCTTAATGATTTGGAATAAACATCAATAACATGGCAAAGAAGAAAAAAATAGCTAAAAGACGTAGGGTATTAAATATTCTAACAGACTCATTAGATATGCTGTATAATGGGTTAGAACTAACAGCTACTCTACCCGATGAAGATATACGTTGGGTATCTGAGAAAACAAATAAGAAGCTGTTGGAAATAACTCAGGTTATGTCAAATACAGATAAGATGTTGGGGTTTAGTGAAAAGAAATTTTATAAAGAAATACCTAAACCAAATTTTGATGACGATTTACCATTTTAAAAACAATAACACATGAGAATTGCATTAGCAGGGCCAAGCGGCTCAGGAAAAACAACACTGGCCGAATTTCTAACCAAAGAGTTCGGTATACCTTTTATCTCTAACTCAGCTTACGATGTACTGAGTGTAGAGCAAAAAGAAAGATTAAAAGAACAGTATAGCTATGTTGGTTCAGGCCATAGAAACGTAATACAGTTGAGCCACACTAAGCCTGAATTTGGTTTAGATTTTCAAAATTGCTTATTACATAACAGAACCCAATTATACCGGGAAAACCCGAATATGATTGCAGATAGAAGCTTCATTGATAATGTAGCTTATTATTTAGCTCAATGCGGAGCATATCAACCCGATGAAGTTACTAAGGATTTTATAACTCGAGCTATGTTGGCTATGGATGAAAATATAGACCTCTTAATAAGAGTGAGAGTTTGTAATCCTGAAGAAACCGGAATTGAAAATAATGGCTCAAGGGTTGATAGCTTAATTTATCAAAGGCAAATGGATGTTATATTTGAATTTGCCATGAATGAAATGATTAAGATTAAGCCTGACACAAAAATAAAGCTGTTGGTTATTGACTGGTGGGATTTAAACGAACGTAAAGAAGTTTTGAGAGAGAAGGTGGGTGAGTTCATTGAAGACTATAATAACAAAGGTTAAAGATAATAAAAATGTTAAGAAAATTAATACAGACATCCTCTATAATGGAGGTAAATATCATATATAATGGTGAAACCATAAAATTCAACCTGAATGATGAGCTTAAAATCTCTGAAACAAAAATGGCAAATGAATTAAAGGAACAGCCATCTATATATGCCTATATTTCCATCTTACATAAGAAGCTTATAATACAGCATGAAAGTTTAGAAGCAAAACTAAGTAAGATGTTCGGAAAGTTATTTAATAACTATAAAGCTTCAAAGACCTCAAAGCATTACGAGCAGACACATAGACCCCCGTCAGAAGATATTTGTAAGCATTATGTTTTAGGTAATAAAGATTATACAGACCTACAAAAAAAGGTTTTAAAAGCTAAGGAGGATATGTTGACTCTGGGTAGTATAGTTAGGAGTTTTGAACAAAGGGCTGATTTAATGCAGACATTGGCTGCAAATGCCCGAAAAGAAAGGTTATAAATTATTTATTCATTAATAAAACATCAATAACATGGCAAAGAAAAGCTTAAGAGAAAGGCTGCTTGAAAAACAAGAAGCAATGAAAAAAGGAAATGGAGATTTCGATTTCTATATTATCCCTGCTGGAACAACCCGTTTCAGAGTATTACCATTTGACCAGGAAGCTGGGGACTTCAGTATTGAAGCAACTACATTTTACTTAGACAAACAAACCATTATTTCTCCGGTAACATTCGGGGATGATTGCCCAATTATGGAAGCATATAATGAATTAAAAGCTTCTAAAGACCCCGATGATAAGGCATTAGCTGAGAAACTTAAACCTAAGAAAAAATATTTTGCACCTGCATTGAAGTATAAAGATACTAAGGGCCAAGAGCTTGACCCTAAAGGAGCAAAATTGGTGGCAATGCCGGGTTCAATAGGAAAAGCCTTAATTGATTTATTTTTAGAGGAAGAGGCTGGAGATTTCACAGACCCTAAAAATGGTTATGATACTAAGTTTAAAAGGACCGGTACAACTATGAATGATACTGAGTATTCGGTATTACAGTGCAAATCTACTCGATTACCCAAAGAGTTTAATAAAATCTATTCAGCAGAGGAAATGCTTAAAGAGATTACTAAGCCTTATGAAGAACTTAAAGGTTTATTAGAAAAATTCCTTAAGTTAGACCCGGAAGGTGATAATGGAGACCCTAAGAAAAAGAAAAAAGATAGAAACCCTGAAAGAGACAGAAGCTCATCTAAAAGTAGCAAGAGCTCAAAATCATCTAAATCTAAACGTAATAGAGGCGACATCTAATGGCAAGAGCAACCAATAAGAAAGGCAGTGGGGGAGGAGACTCCCCCAAAGACCTTTCTAAAATACGAAAGAAATATCCGAGTTACATAAATGCTGAAACATTTTACCAGGATATGGGTTCCCGATTAAGATTACCCAATAGAATAATGGGTTTAAATTACCAGACAGGCGGAGGTATAGTATATGGTACTATAGTAGAGATTGCAGGGTATGAGAGTACAGGTAAATCATTAATCGCTAAAGATTATGCTTATGCAGCTCAACAGCTGGGCGGTATGGTATTATGGGTGGATGCTGAAAGATGTTTTGACTTCCTATGGGCTGAACAAAATGGCTTAGATAGAAATAAGATTGAATTACTTAGAACCGAGGAAATAGAGGTAATCTCGGACTGGGTAAGAGATATGATTTTATACTGGAGAGCTAAACTAACCAACAATGAGCCTATATTATTGGTATGTGATAGTATAGCTGCATTAGAAACAGCAGACAATATAAAAGCTGATGCAATAGGGGGGAAAGCAGAGATGGGGAATAGAGCTAAAGCTATATATCAATTTTACCGACGCAGAAATAACCTTATTGACAAATATGGAGTATGCGTTGCAATGATTAATCAGGTTCGTAAGAAGGTAGGAGCTACATTGTATGAAGCTGCAGAAACAATGCCCGGCGGAGATAGTACAAAATTCTATGCTTCATTCCGAATAATGCTTAACCGAAGTAAACAGGTTAAGGGCTATAAATCTCGGGATGGTAAATGGAATGATAGTATTGATAAAGGGGTTAAGATTGGCCAGAATATCATCGTTGAAGTTCTTAAAAATAAAACTGCACCACCAAGACCTAAATTCAAAACAGAAGTATACTTCCTACCTGACAAATACGATTATGTGGGCTATAACAAATATGCAGGCATAAAAGAGATGGGTGAGTATATGGGTATTATAACTTCTAAAGGTTCAAGGTATTATTATAAGGACGAACAAATCTGTAATGGTGAGAAAAACTTTATTGATGCATTGCATGAGAAAAGTAAATTAAGACGACGAATAATAAAAGCCTTAGGTATAAACACAATTTCTAATTTCCAGGAAAGGTTGGAATCAATAGGTAAAAACCTTTATCCAGTAAAAGCTAAAAAATCAGAAGATGAAGGCGAGGACGAATAAAACACTTTTGGTTGATGGCAATAACCTATTCTATCGAGCTTACTTTTCACATGGTAAGCTCGCTTCGTTTAATGGGCAAAATATGTCAGCTATCTTTGGTATACTTAATATATTATCAGCCCTGCTTAGTAAATTTACTATCAATGAGGTAATAGTATGCTGGGATGGAAAGAAAGACCCAAACAGGTTAAAGCTATGGCCAGAGTATAAAGCTAAAAGAAAAAAGATTGGGCATGATTATGAGGATATGAATGCTCAGAAAAAACACATTAAAAAGCTTTTGCATCTACTCGGGGTTAAGCAGATAATAAATGATATGGAGGCTGATGACTTAATATATAAGGTTGTTAGGGAAAGAAGAAAAACTAAAAAGCCCATTATCATATTATCTACTGACAAGGACTTTGACCAATTAGTATCACGAAGAGTTTGGATTTGGAATGAGAAGGTTGGACAGATAATAACACCTAAGTCAATCAAACGATTAAAAGGCTACACTGCTGAACAATGTGTAGATTATCTTTGCCTTAAAGGTGATGATTCTGATAATATACCTGGTTACAAGGGTTTAGGAGAAAAAGGAATTGCTAAGTTCTTTGAGACCTTTCCTAATGGCATATATGAATATCTTGACTTAGAGGCTCCTTATGAAAAATTGGATAGGGATAAGATGTTAGAAGTATATAATAGAAACAGAGTTCTGATATGCTTACGAACATTCAATATGATGTACCATAGAAAGACAAAGTTAGAATATTACAAAAGTAATACTCCAATACTTAGAAAACAAAAATATGTTGAACTTGCAGCATCCTTAGGACTTCGCAAATTCAGAGAAGACAAATTTATTAATACCTTTAAAAAGCTTAATAATGACTAAAAAAGTAATTTTTGTTGCCTCTTCGGATTGGCATCTTAATAAATGGCCAGCATTCAATGAAAATAATCGTAGAATGTATTATAGCCTTGACCAATTTCGTTTAATATCTAAAGTATGCAGGAAGTATGAAGTACCCCATTTATTCTGTGCGGACCTTATACATAAACCAAAAGAAATAGATAATGAATTAAATGGTAAAGTAGGCCCTTTCTATCAAAAGTATTTTGAAGATTATCATATACCCTTTATAGGAATAGATGGTAATCATGATATGAGCCATAGGAATTTTATAGATAAAAGAAGCCCCACTCATTTAGACCGTTTTAAATTATTTAAAACCTTTCACAATATAAGTTTTAAATCCTTTGAATATAAAGGTACTGTTATTTGGGGAATACCCTATTTGAATAATAATATAGGCTTTGAAGATACAGTAAAAAAATTCAGAAAGCAATTAGACCCTAATAAAAGAAACATATTACTTATACATACAGATTTACCGGGGGCATTAGATACGAATGGCAGAGAGGTAAACACTGCTGATAATATAAGCCCGAGATTAAATAAATTATTTAAGGGCTTTGATATAGTATTATCTGGCCATATACATAAACCTCAACAAATAAGCAATAAGGTTTGGATGCTTGGAGCATTGCAGCAGCAGAGTCGAAAAGATGCAGGTTGTGAAATGGGTTACTGGTTAATCTATGAGGATAATACAGTAGGGTTTAAACCAGTAACTACTTACCCTCAATTTAAGGAGTATTTTAAAGGTGAAGAAAAGCCTGATGATTTCCATTATTACGATGAAGTAATACCTCCAACCAAAGATGTAGAGGAAGAAGGTAACTTCAGTACCAAAAATAGTAAAGCTTCATTAGTTAAAAAATACATGAAGATTTCCGGTATTAAGAGCAAAAGTAAAAAAGAATTATTACTAAACCTATTAACTGATTGATATGATAAACCTAATAGGAATGGAAGCCCAAGGATTTGCTTCATTAATCCAACCCTTTAAATTCAAATTGAATCAACCCGGCTTAAATGTAATTCAAGCTAAGAATGGTATAGGTAAGACTACCATTATTTCGTGTGTTTATTGGATTGCTTATGGTAAATCATTAAAGGGTAATTCCAGTGTAGAGACATGGAAAAAATACAGACCTAAAGATTATGCAGGTGTTTATGGGAAATTAACTTTCAAGAAGGCAAAGGTTAAATACGAAATAATCAGATGTAAGGATTTTAAGAATGATGTATTAGGGGCAAAAGGAAACAGCAGACTAATCCTATTGATTAATGGTGAAGATTTTAGTAAAACCCATAACAAAGAAAATCGAGATAAGCCCGATATACAAGCTGAAATATTAAAAATATTGGGTATGAGTTCAACCTTATTTAAGAACTCAGTTATCTTCGGACAAAAACTCAAAAGAATCATTGATGAAACAGGCCCAACAAAAAAGGAAGTATTTGAAGAGGCCTTTGAAGCTGGGTATATTAATAAGGGCTTAGATAAAGCTAAGAAATTACTAATAACTAAAAAGGCAGATTGGGCCCATACAGGTAATCAATTAACCCTATTAAAAGAGAAGTTAGATAGCTTGAGAAACCAAAGAAAATTGTTTAAGGATTTTGAGCAGGATAAAGCTGATAGAATTGCAGAGATAACTAAAAGCTTAAATAAGAATAAAAAAGACCTTTCCGAATTAAAAAGACCTTTATTCAGTAATGAAAACTTAAAGCTGGAGAAAGGTAACTTAATGTATGAGCAAGAGAAATTAGCTAAGCTTGAGGAATTGGATAGAAAGGCCTTTAAGTTAGATTTAGAGTTAAGAGGCCAGGAGAAGAGCTTGGATAATAAGGAAACAACCTTAGCTGCAAAGAAGCAAGCTGTTAAAGATATAAAAAACCGATGTAGTGAATGTGGCCAGAAGATTGATGAAAAACTAAGAGCCCAAAAACGTAATACCCTTTTATCTGAAATTGAGGATTTAAGGAAAATTATAAAAAAAGATAAAGAACTCTTAGAGCAGCAAAGGAATATACATATAGGCTACGAAAAGCAATTATCAAGTAAAAATCAGATAAAAGACAATATAATTCTCCTAACGAATCAAATTGAAAAACTTGAGAAAACAAAAAGACGGGTAGAGAATTATAAAATTGATAAACATAACATTGAGGTTGCTATAGAGAGGGATGAAGCCCTAATTAAAAAAGAAATGGCCCGAACTATTGATATTAATCCCAAAGAGTTAAAAGTAGGTATAAGGAAACTTAAGGAACAAATAGCTCCATTAGAAGTTGCTTATAAATCAATACGCAGAGATGTACACAATTTAGAGTGGGCAATATCAGACCCACTATCCAATAAAGGTTTAAAAGCCTTCATATTCAATTCAATGCTGGGCTCAATAAACCAAAGGCTTGAATATTATAGTAAATACCTAAAATTCAGAGTAGAGTTTGGGATTGATTTACAATCGGCAAGGAAAGACTTTTACACTATGATTTATAGGGAAGAGCAAATGTGCAGCTATGATGACCTATCCGGGGGCCAACAACAATTAACCAGTATAGCTTTGGCATTTGCTATACATGATACTCTGAATGATAACCCTGAAAAATCCTTTAATTGTTTATGGCTTGATGAAATCTTTGAAAGCTTAGATGTAGAGAATACAGATATAGTGGCAGATTTAATCCAAGCAAAGGCTGAAGATAAATGCTTATACCTTATTACTCACAATAAAGAGTTTAATGTAAGCAATGCAAATATCATAACCCTAGCCCAAGAAGCAGGAAACACTTACCTGCAGTAGACTACTATTAATACTTAACAATACTATCAATGGCGATAAATTCCAGAAATAAAGGCAATAAAGCAGAAAGAATTGCAGCTAAGCTAATAGCTAAGTGGACAAGGAAAGAATTTGCCCGTACTCCCAGCTCAGGGGGTTTGAATTGGAAATCCTCTCATTCTAAAGGGGATATAGTTTCAACTACCGAGGGTTTTTATTTCCCTTTCTGTATTGAGGTGAAACACCATAAAGAAATTAACTTTGAGCATTTAATTACACCTAACATAAAAAATATTAAGATATTAGAATTTTGGGAACAATGTAATAGGGATGCTCAAAGAGCTAATAAAATACCTTTGCTCATTATGAGGTATGATGGATTACCAAAAGAATTTTTCTTTGCAGTAATACCTAAAGAGTTTTATACTTTCTGTGTAGAGCCCTTTTGTACTTCCGATAATTTCAATAGCTTAATATTTACAAATGAAACTCTTAGTTTAGCTATAATGCCCTTAGAAAAAATGCTTAAAATATCCTATAAGACCATGGGTAAGATAGCTAAGAATTACATAACAAATCTTTCTGAAGTATTAAAACCGTTAAGGTGGGGGGATAAGGGTAGATATTCTATCTCTAACCGGGGCTATGTGATTGATAATAAGTATAATAATAAGGATTATGGTATAGGAGATAGTACCGGGGCTAAACAGACATTCATAGAACATAATGGTAAGGGTAAAAGAATAAGAATATATCGGGAAGTAGGTATAGCCTTTGTTAGAAATAAGCATAATAAACCCCAAGTACATCATCTTTGTCAAGACCGAAGTATAGCTGATGCCCGTAATTTAAGCTGGGGAACTCAATCTGAAAATTTGCAGCATAGGTGGGACAATAAAGAAGCCGGGATAAGAATACAAAAAATAAATCCTATAAGTGGAGAGATAATAGCAGAGTATATGAATTGTAATGAGGCAGCAAGGGCTATGGGTTTAGGAAGAACTGAAGCTAAGGGTATAAGTAAAGCTGTAAGGGGGCTTAGGAAAAAATCTTATAAATTTAAGTGGAAAAAAGTAATTAAAAGCTAAAACATATTTAAAGGATGCAAACAAACAGTAAATACGTATGGTGTATAGCCTATATACGGCCAGACCAATTAAATTTGGTAGATAAACAACTTAAGCAATTCAAAAACATTGAGGCTTATATACCCACAGTAAAACTGTTGAAAAAAACCATAAAGAATAAACCTGAATTTACTTATGTGCCTTTACTATTTAATTATGGGTTTTTTAAGATACCAATAAGCAAAGCCACTAAAGCTGGCTTCCTTGCTGAATTAAGGGAAAAAGTAACAGCAATATATGCTTGGGTTAAAGAGCCTAAAAGAGCAACTAAAGCCCCAGTATTAAATACTCATGGAGTAATAGACTGGAGAACTATAAATGCCTCCATTGCTACCGATGAAGAAATTGCTAACCTTGTATCAAAGGCATCCCAATTATCTATACACTCAAAGGAGGATTTAGATGAGTTAAATGCTGGAGATACAGTAATGCTAAGAGGCTACCCTTTTGAGGGGCTTTATGCAGAGATAACCTCTATTGATAAAAAGAAGCATAAGATTGAGGTAAGGTTGGCATTAGATGGTTTATTCAGGCAAATAACTGTGGATTTTCAGAATGTGTTTTACACGGTATATGCATCTGAAATATTAGATACTCTAATGGGGCATGAACCTTTAGACACAACAATGGAAACTAAGAACTTCGGTATTACTGACGTAAAATATTAACACCATGTTACATAATCTGAAAAATGGAGATAAGGTATGGAATATCCTTACTGATGATGAAAAAATGGCATTGTCACTACAATTAGTACAAAATAAATCCACATGGCAAGCCGGTGAAATATTAGGAAGGTCTCATTATAAATACCTTGAGATTTATGGTAGAGCAAAGGAATTTGTAAGATTGTTTGGGACCCATTTTAAAACCTATGACCACTTGGTGGATAAGCAGGTTAGCATGGAATCAGACCTTAAGCAATTTTTTATTAACGTAATGCAGCATAGGATGTCTTTAGGGCAAGCTACGAGGGGTCTAAGTCATAAAATAGACTCTGCGAAGTTAAGAAATCAATTAATCATAAAATACTATACTAAATGGAGCAAATCAGAATACCGAGCAGAACAAGAATTTTTAGAGCTCATATTACATTTTGATAGGTGGAATAACTTTCGTATTTTACCTGAAGATATCCAAGAACCCCATGCCTTTAAACGCAGAAATAAAAAGAGATTTAAAAAACATATCCAATTACATGAAAAAGACTTCAACAAATACTGTGAGGGCCGGTTGAAGAAATTATTAATGGATAAGGTAACTGGAAGCCCTAAACGATTATATACAGTAATAATAAAAGATTGGGACAGTGAAAATGGTAAATATGAATTATTAGAAGTTAAAAATTGCCCTAATAATATAAACCTTGTAAATTCATATTGTTTGTATTTATTCAGAAAAAAAGAAGAGGCACAAGAGTATGGTAATTTGTTATTAACCTTTAAAGATACCCAAAATGGAAATGGAGAAAATAGAAAGGTTAAAGAAGGTTTAGTTTTCTGGCCTCAATATAGAGCCCTAATACGAATGGCATATAACTATGATAACCAGCAAAAGATAATCCCAACCAGAAAGTATTATGAAATGATGCAGCAGGATGACTTTGACTTCAAACAATTCATTAAATACCGGGATAAATTTCCAAAGAGAACCGAAAATAAAGATTAAAGGTTTTATTAAAAAATTAAGAATAAAGTATTATATTTGCACAAATGAAATTCAATGAAAAAAATAAAGTTCAAAACAGGAGATGCAGCCTTCACTACCAAAGCCTTTAAAGATAAAATTTTGGCAGATAGGTTCCTGGGTAGATTAAAAATCCGGGATTTAAAAAGACAATGCATCATTCGCGGAATGCCCTTTGAAGAAGTATCTCAAGGCTATGTTCCTCAACTACAAAGCTTCTTTATGAAGAATTTTCATGTTGAGGGTAAAAAATCATTATTAACTGAATATGATTTGTGGGCCGAAACTAAATTTGCAAAGCTTAACGTATCATTATACGGCCATCCTGAAACACCAGCTGAATTAAGGATGGGAACCTTTAATGAGGTTGAAGGGGTAACTGGAGAGAAGGAAGTGAAAGAGAAGCAAATAAAAGGCCTTGTAAAGGAAAAGAAGATTACTGAAAAAAATAATTTCGGAGTGAGAGTAGGAACTGCCAAGGCTTATGTTAGCCATTTGGTAGATAAAGGCAAGTCTCTGGAAGTTATTAAATCCAGATTGGAAATAAGATTTCCAGGTAAGTCGGAAAAATCAATAGATATATGGTATAAAAAGTTTATTAAAATAAAAAATGCCAAAGTATAAAGGTGACATAGAGAAGTATAAGCATTCAAGACGCAGACGAATGAGCCGGAGTATATTACTACCGGAGTTTTGGTATATAGTAGATAATTCAATCCCTATATTCCCAAAACTTATTCGTAAGGAGTTTGATACAGAGGACCAGGCTAAATACTTCTTAAAACAAATGTTTTTGAGTACCTTTATATATGATATAATAACAGGCCCCTATGCTATTGAATGTGAGCTAAGGTTTTATAGGCCCGGTAGGCAAAATTTACCAACTATTAGAAAGAAGGATTACGAAATACCTTATTCAATGAGTTGGCAGGAAAAAAAGAATATGCGCAAAAGGTTGAGAAGAAAAATAAGGAAAGGTTTATCACAAAGTAAAAGAGTACCAAATGAGTTTTAGTCCAAAGGAAATAAGGAAAGAATTAGTAAAGACCGGGCAATACTTCTTTTGTTATTGGTATGCAGAAGCTTTAAAATATAAGAATGATAATATATGGAGAAGCATAGGTATACTTGAAGAAAAGGGGTATACTCCTAAACAAGTAACCTATATTCTGAATATTGCTCAAGCTATGGGTAGTCCTAAAGATTGGCTATACAGAGCTGAAGATATGTATAAAGAGTATGCTGAAGAATGGGACACAAGAATACAGATTGCTGAGTATAGAGATATAAAGGGTTATCATTACTTTAGACCAAACCCTAATAATGAAAAGCAAAAGCAATGGTTCCAAAAGTATGATAGGATTTATGAGTTCTTAGAATGTGTAGCAAGGGGCTATGTTGATGGTAGCGGGGTAATAACTCAAGATAAAAGCATGGGGTACCTATGTACATTCCCGATGTTTAACCTTGCATACCCTAAACATTTTAAATCCGAGAAAGAAGCTATAAAATGGGACCAGGGTTATGGTTTTGATACTTCAACTGTCGTAGAAAAATTACCAATAAATTGGAGGTATATTTATTCAAAATAAAGTATTATATTTGCAAATCTAAATAAATTGAACATGGCAGAAATTAAAGTAAAGGTGGCTACATTCAAATGTACAGTCCAAAAGCAATCTACCAAAAATGGTGAGGAAATCATTATAAAATCAAAAGAACCAACACCAACAAAGGAGGAATCAGTTACTCTGGCGGATATCCGGGAATTAACCCTGAAAACAGAGGAAGTAGGTGAAATGAACAAGAGTGCTAAAGAAATAGCTCTTATGAACCTAAGCAACGAAGAGGAAACCATGACATTGGAATTATTATTCATAATAGACTAACCATGAATATATTTTATTTAAACAAAAACACTAAAAAGTGTGCAAGGGCTCATTGTGATAGGCATGTAGTCAAAATGATACTGGAATACACCCAGCTATTGTTTGGCCCTTACTATGAAGCTATATCGGAGCAATACCTCGAAACAGAAGTATTCAGTAATTGTCCTAAGGTATATAAATATACCCATAGAAATCACCCATGTGCCTTATGGGTTAAAGAGAGTTCAGCCCATTGGGCATGGCTATTAGATTTAGCTACAGAGCTATGCATTGAGTATAAAAAACGGTATAATAGAACCCATGCTTGCCAGGAAATTATTGAATGGATGGTTAAGAATAAACCACTTACTCAAGCCTTTAAAGTATGGCAAGAGCCACCTCAATGCTTTGGCCCCTTCCAAGATACTTGCTATATTAAAGGCAAAGCTAAACAGGCATACCGTAAATACTATACACTTGGTAAATCCCATATACTGGTATATACCAAACGAAAGAAGCCAAAGTGGCTTGAGCAAGCTTTAGAAAAACACTCCAAGTAATACTATATAATTTTTTATAAAGTAAATTAATTTATTTTTAAACCTAAACAATTTTAATTTTATGAAAGCTAAAAGCGTAATTAAATCCGTTGTAGACTTAGGCAACGGTAACAGCCAAATCAACTGGGAAGATGGCTCGTTCACAATCGTAGCTGTTGTTGCGACATCAGAACAATTATCAGGCAAAGCTGCAAAGGCAGAGGAAGCTGTTCCAGCTAAAAAGGAAAAAGAGAAACCAGCTGCTAAGAAAGGCAAGACCAAAGGGGATGACGATGACGATGACGATG